AAGAATACCAAGACAGGAAAATATTAGCACATTTTCTAAGCAAAAAGCCCTTCAAAAAACGCTGAATATATCAGTGTTTTTGAAGGGTTTTTATATGTACAACTGTCAAAGACAGGATATTAAATCATTTAAATCTAAATAAGTCAATATATTTTTATTTCTCACATCCAATAAACTCATTTTCTTTTTAAGTCTTTTTATGTTCTTAGCTGCAGATTTTTTACTCTTATAGTTGAAATGGAAAATTTCCTCTTCATCATTAATATATTTAAGAACAATATCATAAGCTCCGTTTTTTCGCTCTGCTTTTTTCACAAATGAATAACTATTACCATCGTCTGTTATAAATGCCATATCATAATCTAATATGGTATTTACTGTCATGAGATCCTGTATGTCAAGAGACCCATCCGTTACATGTTTTTTTATAAAATAAGAGAAGTCTTTATCATATATGTATATTTTTCTTCCAGTAAAGGGATTTACTCCTATATAAGTTTTTTCAGGGAATAAATTTGTTAAATCATCTCTTGATAAATTTTGGTCAGTTTCTAATAATTTAATCGCTTTTGCTATTGTATTTGATGTTTCTCCCGAAAGCATTACACTATTATTTTCAGAAATAATCCTTTCTCTTTCTGGTTTTTTGTTCAAGTCTAATGCTTTATCATTCTTTTCAATTAATTTTGTATTGGTATTTTCCTCTTTCTTAACAGGAACTATTTTATCTTGGCCAATAGAAGCCGATGCATCTTTAACATGAGTCTTTAGATTCTTCAATACTTCTTTCTTTTTATTCTTCGAATCCTCTTTATTTTTATTCTGCGACTTTTGGAATTCTAATTGTGATAATGACATATTTTCCTTATCAAATGAACTGAGGTATTTTTTCTGCTGTTTCTTGTCACTAGAATGATTCTTAGCTGACTTCTCAGCTGTATTAATTGCTTCTGCACCATGCTTTTCAACCATTCTCTTATGCCATTCTTTATAAGTCTCATCAGCTGGAACCTTCATTCTTTCACCTGTGACAGGGTCTCTAGCAAATCTTTCTAGATTATGCATAGTTTCATCGTCAAGATTCATAATAGTAGTAGAACGGCACCATGGGTGCATCGGAGGGGCGTTTACGCCTATCTTCTTATCATTCACCCTGTATACACTTCCGTCTCTCTCACGGCAAATTTGAGACGTTCTAAGGTCTAGTGTTGCAACAAATCTATACTCCTCTATGCCATAATCCTTGTAAGCCTGAAAGTGCGCCTCATTGTGAATGTATGATGATTCGGTTCTTACAAGTCTTCTAGCTTTATTTCTGCCTGATAAGAACTGTTCGTTGATTGAGTCGGTCATTTCCTTCTCTGTCTTTCCTGTGAGGGCTCCTATCATGAGTTCCTCTTTTAATGAATCAGCGACCTTCTGAGTATTGTTCCATACTCTTTCGGAATAGTTCTGACCTGACCATTTCTTTTTCAGAATGGTTTCAAGAGCACCTTCATCAATAGGGCCTGTCTGAAGATCTAGACCACTCATTCTTGCAGCTTCATATACTGCATGGTGATAACTGCTTTCATAGACCTTTCGCATTGTCTTGTCTATTGCATCTCTTTCTTTGGATGCAACCGCATTGATTAGCCTGTTTATTGACTTATCAATATCGTCAAGCCTCTTCATACGGTTCTTGTATGCTGGGGCTTCCAATTCTGCTAGCACCTCTCTTTTTTGGGCGCCTGTCTTATTCTTGTATGCTTCAAGCAGTTTTTCGAAATTTCTGCTGTCAGCCTCTGAAAGAAGATTAATAGCCTCGTCTCTTGTCAGATGATGCTTTGAAGCGAATCTATTGAATATTCCCTCAATCTGCTTGGCAGTGTAGATTGCAGCCTTGCTATAGATTACGCTCAACTCTTTGGCGCAGTCCTCAGCCAACTGCATATCCTTGTACATGTTCCTTGCTTCTCGCATCTCCCAGTACTTTATGTTTTTGATGTTAGTCATAACAGAGCACTATTATTCCTTGTCTTTGTCATCATCATTATTACCATCTTCCTTGTGATCATCTGTTTCTTCTTCATCTTCTGGAGGAGTATTCTGATTTTCGGTATCAAATAACTGCTTCTGTGTTTCAAGTGCTTCCTGTTTTTCTTTCTTGACTTCTTTCATTTCATCATCAACATTTGAAACAAAGTCAAGAAGTGCAAGAAGTGTCTTAGTTGATACAACACCTTTAAGATTCGCAATAATCTGTGATAATTCAAGACGGTTCTGTGGTAATCCTCTTGTAAATACAGGCTCAATCATTGACTGATCAGCAGCAATCGCCTTTAGATTGAGGTAAGTACAGAACATTCTTATACGCTTTTTAAGCCCTTTCTTGTAATATCTCTCTTTTGTCTTGGTGAGGGTCTCAAGGGCTAGAAGCTTATATTGAATGGCAATGCCTGAACTGTTGCCAGCAAAGTTTTCATCTGTCAGATTAGGAACGTGAGAAAGTGAATAGATATCTTCCTTTATTGAACGCTTGAGTGTTTCCACAGCATTCTCGTCAAATGTTCTAGTCAGATATTCAGAGCGTGCATCAGCAGGAAGTTCCATAACACCATTCTTACGGATAGCCTGGAGCGCTTTTGTTGCTTCTTCATCGTCATCACCTAAAAGAGCGCCATAGATAACAAGCACCGCATCAATGAACTGCTCCTTATCGTTGATTCTGTCAGAGCATAACGTATTGTATGCATCAATAAGAGAAATCTGCTGTTCATAATCTCCAATGCAGTCCATATTGTTTCTATACTCAATGATAGGGTCCTCACCTAAGAAATGTGGATATGGCTCCCCTAGTTTCGAAAACTCTCCTTTTTCAAATTCCTCATTGCATGTGATTCCGAATCTTGTGACATAGTTCTCAGTTGTCACTGTTGCGATGATATTGAACCTGTCAGTAGAATCATCTTTTTCAATAGAGTAATAAACGCTGAATAGTTCATGCTGTTCAATTGAAGCATCAAAAACCTTGAATGTTGACAATGGGTCAAGTGTCTTGGTCATCAGCTTGCTTTCATGCTCGCATAAGTAGACATACTCATAAGCGACACCAGCACGTGACATATTGATAGCATTGCATGAATCTGTGTCATCTGTTTCAGCATCAACGAAAGCACCTGTCAGCTTGTCAATATTGCCGTCTTCTGTATTCTTCTTGAATGTGATGGGGTTTGAAAGAAAATAGCCCGTTGCTGTATCTGATATATCTTTAGCATGATTTACCATGATCTTATTGTTCGGCTGGTTCTTGAACTTCTTTTCCCTGTTCATGATGGCATGCTTACCAAAGTAATAGCCGACATTCTTCAATATCTCAGGAGCACGAATACTATAATGCTTACTAATGAGACGAAGGATCATGCTTCTGTCTATGTTTGTCTCGTCGAATTCTTCTCGTGGAATCGTGAAAGTATAATACATCTTTTAAAATCTCCTCTTTCCTGCTCTTGCCTTCTTCATAAGGATTTCATTTTCTATAGCATATCTAACCGCATCTATAGTGTGGTTGTTTCTGTCGGGGAAGTCCCCTCTAAGGTTGCCGTCTCTATCCATCTCAATTTCATAGTCATTGAATTCACGTGCAGCATTGGGGCATCTAACAGGATCTATAATTATCTTGTCCAAGTCCTGGAGGAACTTTATTCCGTTGTCTACACTGTCAGCGCCTTTCTTTGCGCCGATGATATTAAGACCTAATAGTTTGAACTCGTTAATGGTTCTTGGTTCAGCTGAATCGGCAGTGACTAATTTATTAAGTGGGTTAATCTCTTTTATGAGTTTCACGGCCTTGGCATTTGATAGTCTAGTTCCATATACTTCACCAAAAATAAAAAGACGCCTGCGCGTCTTGTCATAGTTTGCTTTGACATATGCTAATGGGTCACCAGCATAACCAAAGTCCAATCCGTTTTTTAATCTATCGAATACCTGTATTTCCTCGTCGGTTATCTCACGTATATCAAGGTTTGTGAAAACCTCACTACCTGTACCGGTTACCTCTCCCAAATAGTCATGCTTATACTTATCAGGCTTTGTCTCCTTCATGTGGTTGGCTTCAATTAGAAACTGCTCCCCAAGCCACTGAGGTGGTGCCTGTAAGTAAGTTGTGTGAGAGACATATGTATCATCCCTTTTTACTAGAACTTGCCTATTGCACCAATTACGTTGTGATTCAGGAGGGTTGAAAGAATAAAAGACACAATACTCATGTCCACCACGTAAAAGAGACTGATTGATATTGGTTATCTTGTCATAGGTCTCAAATTCGTCACATTCTTCATACCATACGTATTTAACATAGCCGACAAACACCTTGATAGATTTCAACTTCTTAGGATTGTCAGCACCTTTGAATATTATCTGTTGTCCTGTCGGTCTGTATGTCATCTGTAACTTAGATTCAGGTATGTCCCAATCTTCTTCAGCCTTCAGCATGAATATGCCCCACTTAATCTGTTCATAGACTGAACCCCTTAAAGTGTCCTTTACACGTCTGATAACAACGGCATTACTCATTACACCACGCTTCGCATCTCTCATAATCCCTAAAGGAATCTCTGTGCCAATGAAAGAAGATTTTAAGGAACCACGCCCACCCTTAAGCCAGTAATGTGTATATGCATTAGTCTTAACGTATTTATGAAGATCATAGAACGCTGGGCCTATAATGTCAGAAAGCTTTGCTTTATTCGATGTCATCTATAATTACTATCTGTCCATTTGACTTGATGTCAAGACTGCTACCAGGCTTGTTACCGCTCAAGTCTCTAATGAATTCCGCCGCCTTAGTATCGCCCTTCATTGCCTTCTGAACCTGTTTAATGAGTATTGCATCCTGTACAGTCACATTCTTGCCATTCAATGCAGCAAAGTTCTTGATTGTGTCTACATCGGCTATCTTACCTGATTTAAGAGACATGGAAAGAAGCGATGCAAGATTATCTTTCATTGCCTTCTTTTCTCTTCTTGCCTTGACAGATGCAAGTCCGCCTTTTCGGCCGTTCTCTCTTCTTTCTTCTGGTGTCATGTTTGCGAACTCACTTTTTGCCATTGCTATCACCTGCCTTTATTACTATCGCTTATTTTTTTACCTTGCTATACTTATAGCCGAATTTCTTAGCATGCTTAGTAAGCCATTTATCTACTGCATCATCATATGATTTACCTTTCATTCGTGCATTTCTGATTGCTCTAGAAAACTCATTAGGCTTGAAATGAGAACCTTTTTCAAATTTATAGTAATAATTCTTCTTGCTTGGAGAAGCAATAATACCATTTGCATTACGGTCAGATGCTGCATTTAATAAATCTGTATCAGAGAAATGGCCACCACTAGGATGATTATGAACGATGATTGTTTTTCTATTTCTTGATGTATTGGTACCTTTTCCCCAAACGGAATGCTTGTTTCCTTCGTTGTATTGATGGATAAATCCCTGGTCATCAACTTCAACAGACCACTCATGATCTGAATTTTGATGTTCTTTATTGAAATACGCTATAGCATCTTCCGGACTTTTAGTTTTAATTTTTGTGTTCATTTTAGCAGGGAGCAAGGTCTTTTGACCTTCCCAACTTGTTTTAGCATGTCCAAATTTAAACGTTTTATTCGATGTATCACTAGACGCACCTCTTCCACCTTTCAATTCAATTGAAGGAAGATGCTCCATCTTATCAATAATCTCTCTTACTTTTGCACCATTAACGCTATAATCCAGCGCTTCATCAACACTCTTAAATCTGATTAATTCATCTGTTCTTTCGTGCCATATTTCAATAGGCTTTCTATACATCCACACACCTTCACACAATTGAAAAAAATTAACTCGATTAAACTCAAACCTAAATTGATTCAGTCTCATTTATCGTTTATCTCCTTTCGTTAATTTCATTTTTTCTGTCACATGATTGTCATAGTATTTTACATTAGCGCCCTTGAAGTCATAGCCAATGTCACCACCATAGACAAGTACATTCTTAGGCTTCAGCCTCTTCATGGCTTCGTCCATGCCCTGTGTCCATATCTTTGTGGCTTCCTTGCTGCGCTTAACTCCAATAGTAGAAACTGAAATTGTACTGTTAGAAGGAATACCATCAAAACAAAAAGTAAATGTTTCTGGTTCAGCCCATGATACAGTGGGAATCACTCTAAGCCCTCTATCCTGATAGATCTGACCGATTAAACGGCTTCTGTATACATTCCATATCTTCATGGCCATAGGCATATCCATGTAAAGAGAAAAGTCAGGAGTAAGAATACAGTCAAACTGTGCCAGCTTATCAACATACATCTGAGGAGATGCCCAAATTCTTTCAAATTGGTAGTCATCAATATAGAAGTGAACACCTGATTCATATCTATCAGAATTCAATACATAATTGAAGCCAACAAGATCATCCGGAACATAGTCAATTCTTTCAAGTGTAGGCATCTGATAGAATCCTATTGCTCTAAGTTCATCATATTCATCAAGGTTATATGCGTTTCCTGTTCTTTCTCTTTCATTAACCTTTTCAGAATCGTCTTCCTCAGGTTCTTCAAAATCAATTGACTCAAACCCAAACGAATCCATGTCTATATTGATAATGTCATCAAGTTCACCGCTTAGGATTTCAAAATCCCATTCAGCTCTCTCTGATACCTTGTTATCTGCTAGTCTAAAAGCCTTAATCTGCTCGTCTGAGAGGTCATCGGCTACTATGCATGGAACTGTCTCAAGCCCTAGCTTTAGCGCTGCTTTAAACCTTGTATGACCGCATACGATGATATTATTCTTATCAACAACTATAGGAACCTTAAAACCAAACTCCTTGATGCTGTTCATCACCATTGGAACGGCTTCATCATTCCTTCTAGGATTACGACTATAAGGAATTAGATCAGCAACAGGCTTCTGCGTTATCTTGATGTCATTCATCTGTTATTCTCCTTCCTGGTAAAATAAAAAGGCACTTATACAAGCGCCTTGAAATCATAGTTCCCTATCAAACTATTTCCACATGTTATATGTTAGCACCTTTATATTACTAATGCGTTTTGATTTCATGACTTTTCTATACTTTCTGTTACATTTTTATCATTTATAACTTCAGATAATTCGATGATACCAGAGCAAAGGAAGTGTCTTACTGTTCCTACTGAATACTGCATCAAGTCGGCTATATCATAATCACTCATTAGTTCGACATACTTATAAAACAATGCGTCACGATGATTCATGTTGTCTAGTTTCTCAATATCCTCACGAATAAGAGACATCTGAGCAATATACTTATCCTTCATCATGATGTAATCGTTCTGAGTCTTAGGTTCTGAATACGAACCGCTCGGACTGTCATCATATCTGATTGATTTAACATTAATCATCTTGTTATTGATGTACTCCACTCGATTGCGCATATTCCTATAGCTTTTAAGATAGTTTCTTGTCTCTTCTGGCGTCATCTGATTACCTCCTTATTCAAAAATGAAAAATAAATAAATCACTATCACCAGTACGAATAAAATAAAAAACAAAAATTAACCTCCTTTCTGGAGAAGAAGAAAACAGTCCTTTACTCTTCCCATTGGTTTTCAATTTGTGTCTTCTCTTCTCCCAGCAACATCATAACTTTATAGTTGGATAGCAAAATTAGCGCTTCATACTCTTATTCTTTGCAAAAGAAGGTGAATGAGATTGAAGCAAAGCCATGACACTGCTGTTGTTTGTTGGTTTTAGAATAGAAAAATATGTTAGGGCATCGAATCCATGAGAGGATCTTGCTTTTAGAAAAGAATCTATTAAGTATGAGGGGTCCTAATAAATTTTCTTGATAGTATATAAAATCTAATAAAGAACTCAATGCCCTGTTTGATTATCTGATGAACTTCTTTTGAATCTCTTCAAGAACCGTGTAGCAACTCTTTCGCTGCACTCTGTCATTGATTCTTATTCTTGATGTAACAATGCTTATAATTCTATCACTGAAGCTTGTATGATTAATGACTGCAATAATATCATCAGCATCAATCGGCATTCCCTTGTATTCAAGTTCCCCTTCTTCCTTTTTAGGAACAAACGTTGAAAGCCAGTCAAGTCTTGCTTTTGCTAGACTCATAGTGCTGTACTCTTCCTTGTGGATCATCTTCTTCTTGTAATAGAAAACGATTGCACACAGTCCTCCTTCTGGCCATCTAGGAGGCAACTGAAATTCAAAGGTGCATTTATCTAAATTGATGATACTGAACGTTCTGCGCATTCTTATCATGTCATTCTCGCTCATAGGCGCTCTAAAGTAGTCCCATACTTCAACTAATCTAGCCACTTCTATACCTCCCTGATTGTCTCATGATAACGATATTCAAATAATTTCTTCTTGATTTTATAGACAGGAGTTCTGAGACCTTTGACGTCTTCTATGACCTTTTCATCATCTCTGTAATATACGAAGTCGGCCACGTATGTGATTGGTCTTCTTTTCCTCTTCTTTCCATCAATTACAATTTCAAATGACGGTATAAGTTCAAATTGAACCTGAAGAGACAGGTCCCTAATGCTTCCCATCTCTTCAAGTTTCTTGAGTTCTGTATATCTCTTTGCTTCTTTTCGGCTATCAAAGACAATGCCGTCAACAACTGCCTTCTTAGCCTTGTATTTATTCTTGATCATTAGAATTGAATGTCATCCTCTTCCATAACCAATCCTTCATCCTCGAACTGCTGAAGTGGTTCATTATGCACATAACTGTTTGTTTGTGCTTGTGGTGCAGTAGCTGTATTACTATCTCTCTTTGTATTAATAAACTGTACAGAGTCAGCAATCACCTCAGTGACATATACCTTCTGACCTTGATTGTTCTCATAGTTTCTTGTCTGAATGCGACCATCAACAGAAACAAGTGAGCCTTTAGAACAGTAGCGCTCTGTGTTTTCTGCAATCCTGCCCCAACAAACACAATTGATGAAATCAGCTTCCTGATCATCACTCTTGAAGTTTCTTTCTACTGCTAGATTGAAAGAAGTAACAGCCTTCCCACTCCCTGTTCTTCTTAGTTCAGGGTCTCTTGTAAGTCTTCCGACTAATGCGACACGGTTAAGCATTAATAGTGTTCCTCCTTGTCTTTTCTTGTCATAAGTTATTATTCTCCTTATCTTCTTCTATGCCATTCGCAACGACCGACACAATAACGAAAACTGCAATTGCAATCACAGATACCACAATAAGAACGCCAACAATCAGCATAACGATAGCAAACACAGAAAATACATTTTCTAATACCTGCAATAAAAACATCTATATCACTCCTATCTGATAAACAAGTAAATCATTAGCACTAGTGTAGCAACATAAGCTGCTACTAGGATAAAGAAATCCCTGTTAGCCTTTTTGCAGCTTTTAATGAGTTTATTGTTAAACTCCTGAAGATCATCCATCTTTTTTGAGTCTTCATGATAGATGCACAATATAGTTTTGTTTGCTTTTTCATAACTTTCGCATCTATCTTCTAAATCTTCATTTTCAGCCTTTAAATCTTCTAGTTCTTCTTTCAAATATGAATACTCTTCTTCTAGCTTCTTATATTCAGCATCCTTTTCTTCTACAATTTCCTGGACCTGTTCCGATGTATATCTAGTCATATTTACTTGTCTCCTTTCAATTTAAAGTCTTTGATATATCTATCATGATTATGTTGTCTTATATATGATTGCAAATCCCAGTCATTGAAATTGCCTCCCCAAACCCAATAACTTTTCCATAAAATATAAGACTCTGAACATACTTCGCGCCATCTCAATTCGTTTAAATAATCATCGAAACGTAATACCTTAATTTTTTTTACAAAAAAGTCATCACCTAACTTTAACGTTAGAACTTTTAAATCTTTACTTAAGTATTCAGTTTCCCAGTTACCATCATCTTTTAAAAACTGTTCAATTTCTTCATAATTCTTTAGCATGATTATTTAACCCACTCCTTTTTAGTCCATCGGCCCATTGTGGTTTCTGCCTCAATGAGAATATGAGGTTCTGATGCTTCTTCTACAATGCCGACATTAGATACGATTGCATTTCCGTATGTTTTTTTACCTTTCGTATATTCTTCTGACAAACATACAAAGGACTTGGTGCCTCGAAAAGTCACAGCATCAATTTCAAGATCATCTATCTTTAGAATGATAGGAATTTTTCCTTTGATATTAGTTAATAATTCATTCACTCTCACCATCTATCACCTCGCAGTTATTAAGCATCTCTTGAATTGATGTAGGCTTTTCATCAGCCCACTGAATGAATTGGAATAATTTTTTGAATAGGGGTAATTCAATATAAACGTCACAACAATCCCATGCGATATTTAATTTTTCAGGTTCGGACTGGAAAGTGCAAAGTTCACAATCTTCATCTCTTGTGATGTATTTATAACCTTCTTTTTTTGCCCATTTTAAAATCTCGTACTCAAGTCTGCTCAGTTTAATAGGCTCTTTATATTCAGATAAAAGCCATTTAACTTTTCTAGTGCTGCAAAGAATAATTTCATCATCAGAATTATTCAAACGTGAGAATCGGCAATTTCTGCATTCTAATGTTTTACAATCAGCAATGCTGTCAGTAAGTCCAAATTCGTTATTGTGCTTATTTATTTCTTCTTTAAATCTTTCTGCATTTAACATTACTCTGTCACCTCACATGCACCTAGTAATTCATTTATTTCAAATAATTCGCCTTCTCTTAAGAATTCGAACAACTCCTCGCAAAGAGGGCCACAGTTTAGTGGTTCATCAAATCCGCCCTCAGGAGAGTGCCAAGTACCATCCTTATCGATTGGTTTTAATATGAAGAACGTGATTGTGAAATCATCATCACGTGATACCCATTCATACCCTTCAGATAGCATATATTCAAGTAAGCCGTGCTCCAGAGCATTCATTTTTATCTTGTGCTTCTGATATAACCATCTAACGATATTGATTTTTGAACACACGAATTTAGCTCTTTTATCTATCAATCCCTTTGTATCAGGACAAAATACACATTTATTGCATGAGCCTTCTTCCTTACAGCAGAATAATTCACCGTTTGATTTATCTACCGCAAAATTGAAACCTCTGGATTTAATTTCATCTTCATAAAATTCAAAATTTGTCATGTTATAAATCCCCTCCTAGTTCTTCCATTGATTTTCTTAATTCAGCAACCTCTTCATCAGAGACTTGCTCTTCATCATTTCCGTATAGCCCTTCCGCCAATCGTCTTAATTCTTCTTTATCCTCTTCAGTTACTCTTTTTTTAAGTTTCTTTTTCTTCTGGTACCATTTCTTTTCTTTTGCTACTGCTAAAGCAAAGTTCTTTAGATTGGTTATTTTCTCAAGTCCATAGAGTTTGCATGTTTCTATTACTTCATCGGCAACTTCTTCAAAGTCATTTTCAATAAGAAAAGATTTTAAATCAGACAAGTCAGAGTCACTGACAGACAGTCTTCTTTTATTCTTTATTTCTTTTATTCTTTTATTCTTATTACGTCCTACTTCTTGTCCTACTTCTTGTCCTACCTCTTGTCCTACTTCTTGTCCTACTTCTTGTCCTATTTTTAGGACACTAGGTGAGACACGGTTCTGATATTTATCCCAGTTCTCAACTGTTATAAGAGTGCCTTTTCTAGATATATCTAATTTGATTTTTCCACACTCTTCTAAGAGGTGAAGATATTTAGTAATGGTGTTTTTTGCCATCCCACATCTTTCTGATACCTGTCTAAGAGACAAGATGCATTGTCCTCTTTTGATAAGCTGGCCATGATGATAGTAATCAACAGGATTGGCATGAAGAAGGATGTCAATCCAAAGGTGTAGCATTTTTGAATCATGATAGACTTCGTCGTAGTCCATCATATATAACTTGATCCATCTTCTTTTTTCATCCATCCCTCATGTCTTCCTTTCTTTAATTAGAACTGTTCGTAATCAAAATTATCATCAAAGTCACCGAAATCAGCATCGCCAAAATCAGTATTGACCATCGCCTCTTCTAGAACCTTGTCAGCTACTTCCTGTGGCTGTGGTACTTTTGGCGCTGAACTTTCATGTTCGATTGCTTTAGGCGCTTCTTCCTGTGCCTGTGTTTCTTCATCGTTTACAAATGCAACAGGAGCATCAACATACTCTTTTGTACCATCACTGTTGATTACTGCCATATCTGCATCAATAGCATTCTGCAAATCAATTGACATGATACCCCACTTACTGATCAGCTGACGGAGCATAGTCTTGTATGCCATTCCGTCAAAGTCTTTAGACCAGAATGTCCAGTTAGTACCCTTTCTCTTGTCTGCTGCATATCCTTGAGAATACTTAAGCGCATGTGCCTCCATCTTTTCTTTTGACCAGTACATCGTCTTTCTAAAGCCGTTTGTATATTCAAACATTGCATAATAGCCGACTGTCTTAGCATTCTCTCTTACAAGTTCATCATCAATTAATCTGACTTCAATCTCTTCATTTAGAGGGTCATAACGGATTAATTCACCTTCCTTAATCGAAATAACATTTAATTTTCTATACTGTCCACTTCTGATAGCTAGCTGAATGTAGCCTTTATAACCTAATTGGAACTGTGCCACTGTTCCTCTCTTAGTCTTATAAGGTACAAAGTAGTACTGTCCTAACTGAGGAGAAGGAGATAAGTTGAGCGCTTCGCCAAGGAATGCAGCAGTAATGATACTATTAGGCTCACATTCTTGTAGTTTTGGATCATTGACAACTGTAGAAGTAATAGAAGCAATGAAGCGTGTTCCATTCTTACCACCAACAACATCATTGATTTTTCTCTGTACTGCTGGGCTTGCGATAAAAGTACTGAATTTTGCTTTGTTTGTGTCTTTTCTTAAACTGTTTTTAACTGTCATTGTTATTTACCTTCTTTCTTCTTTCTAGGGAATCTTAAATCATAATCGAAACAACCATCATATTTGGCTTTGAGGTAGTCTAGAGATGTTTTTAATTCATTTAGTGCTGCATTTGTTCCTACGATTTTACCAACCAACATCTTTAGAGGTTCAGTTTCTTCTGGAGAAGCATTTACAGGCTCTTGCTGCTTAACTTCTTCCTTCTGTCTCTGAAGTTCTCTGTTTCTTAAGATTCCGTTGATTCTGCAATCAATGTCCTTTGTAAGACTTTCAAGAGACTCCTGTACTAGCATCTTTTTGTATAGAGTTAAATCAAACATCTGCTGATCAATATCCGATTCCTTGCATTTTGCTTCTAAATAGATGCATAAGCCTTCAATTTTCTGCAGATAGATTTCATATTCCTTTTTAATTTTTTCACATTCCTGTCTGATTTCTTCAACAAGTGCCTTTGTTGGCTTATGGTTATTAATGAATTTCTTCAATGTGCTCCAACGAGGATCCGTATTGAAGAAATTAGTAGCAAAGTATTCATTGAAATCATTTCTTCCTACGTAATCATGAAGAGACTTCTTGCATAGAGCTTCGACAACTTTCTTATTTTCTTCAACTTCCTTGTCTGTGAATTGCTTAATGTCATCAGAAAGCACCTTGATAGAAGATTCAAACATCTTTAACACTTCTTTCATTTCATTTTCAAAGAGAGTGTAGCCTTCCATTGCTTTCTTCTTAACTTTCTTTTTCTTCTCATTGACATCGTTCATTTCTTTCTTTAATTTTGAAACAGTATCAGATAACTCTTTATAGTTGTCTGCAGTTACAACGATGCCGTCATAACGCTTTAGGTATGACTTGACTGCTAGCTTGAACTGTTCAGCATTGCCCTCAACCTTTGAAGGAATCACATCAACTATGCTTAGGTCAGGCATTTCAGCTACTTCATTGACATCTGCATCAATAGGCTGTGCATCTTCTTCATCGATGATTGCATCCTTGAACTTCACCTGTTCGTATCTGATGTCAATCTGCTTGTCAGCGAATACTTCACCATTGTCATTAACTGCAGTGAGTGCTGTGATTGCTCCAAAAGGCCATGCCAGTTCAGTTACTGGCTTTCCGCCTGCAATCTTCTTGTTGTCATCTGCAAGCATGACCTTGAGAATCTCAAAATCAATCTTGTCCGTTTCGATTCCGATGTGACCGCCATATAAGCGGTCTTTAATTTCTTGTTTAAATCTCATTCTTTTTTCTTCCTCCTATAGAAAATTTGGTTCAATATCTTCCACGATGTGCTTTTTCCAGAAGGCTTCTTCATCAGCCTCTAGCTGCATTAAATCCAAAAGCACCTCGCTTCTTTCAATTCTTCTAATAATTGTCTTGGTTTCATCACACCACGGCATCATGGCAATAGCGAATAAGACAACGAATTCAGCACCTGTCACGTTCATATAGTGCAAGCACTGGCAGTAATATGTCTGAGGCATTGAATCATCGCCCCACTCTTCTTGGAAGTACTGCCACTTGTTAATGGTTGTTGACTTTATTTCAAGTATTCCGCTTGATCCATCTTCCTTACGAATAAGAGCGCCGTCCAAGTTGGCTCGCATCCAATCCTTGTCCTTGCGAGATAACGAATAATCCTTTGTGTCAATGACTTCATAGTCATCGCCATACAACGCTTCGAACAGGTTGAACATCACAGGCTCTAAGCGATTACCCATTTCAATGGCATGATTGGTTACCTGAGGTCTTTTCTGTCTGCCTGTCTTGTCTTCCCAAAGTTCATGGAGAGTGGTGTAGCGGTTGACACCTTCGATTATTCCGGCATCTGAACCGCCAATCCCTTTTCTTCTCTGAGAGAGCCACCCTTCTTTATCTTTTGGAATCGGATCATAGAGACAATCGAACAATCCTTTGAAAGAAGTCATCATATTTCCTCTAAAGCTGCGATTACATCTTTAATGAGAGCCATGCCACTGTCTCCAGTAACATCAATGAACACTTCTGCATTACCTTCATAAAGTCTTACAGTGACCTCTTCATTGCCGTTCTTATCCTTGTGGTAAAGCATTTCAGCGATTTCATCGCTCCACTTTCTAGTTCTAGTGAGAGTCTCGAACAGGCTCTCTAGAATATCTTTCTTATTCTCCATCTACGTAATCCCCTCCGAACAATCTGTCCAGCGCTTCTAAGATATCAGAGACTGCATTTGCATCCCCCAGCGGTCCAAATGCCTCAATTGCATCATCTGGGCATTTATATACCTTGTTTAAAATTCTAATGAATTCCTTTTCTTCTCCTTCATCGTCAAACCCATTAGTGAAGCCCCCTTCTTTTGCAGCTTTAACGATGTAAGCAAAGAGTAATAAGTACTGCCATGTGTTTCCTGTTCCTGTTACTTTACAGTTCCCATCTTTAATCTCAAGATGTAGGAATGGTGTTTCTACGTGTTTGATCATGCTGTTTATTCTCCTTTTAACCCGATATATTCTAGAAATATGATGTTTAATCCTAATGAGAAAGCACTTAAGACATGTACGGCTGTACTATCCCAATTTGTGCCTGATGTGATCATTGAGATGACCATTCCTAAAACAAACAAATTAATTGTAATTAATAAGATTCTTTTACTATTCATAATTTCCTCTTTCCGTGATATACTTATCACTGTCTGATTTTTTCAATCTTTTCCAAGATTGAGTGGGAACACACGATGGCTGTCGTGTGTTCTTTTTTTATGCTCATAAGCACTTAGCGCTAGGAGACTGTATACGTAACAGTAATTTAGTCAATTAGGAGAGATATCAAAAAATTATGTATTGCAGTTCATTCTACGAATTATTATTTGTCTCCTAGCCTTAGGTGCCTACGAGCAACTATGCTACTTATTCAATTGTCTTTCTTTTAGTGAGCTCCTCTACCACTGCTGCAATCAACTTATCTGAAGGAGCTCTATAATAATTGTTCATGTAATCCATGAAAGCCTTTCTAGGGATGTAAGTACTTCTTTTACCTGAGTCATGTTTTACTACTGACCCAGGCATTACGCCCTGTTCTATAGCGTTTAGGATGAAGTCTCTACTTTTGTGGGTAATCTGCATGACTTCCTCAACGCTGATACTCCATTCATCCATGATGATCACTCTCCTAATTCTGCTCAATGATTGGAAGAATACCGTTCTTTCTAAGAAGTTCATACAAGAACAGTCTTCCTTTCTGTGTCCATTCTGTTTGCATTCTCACATCAGAACGGCCGTCACTTCTTGTGATATTGATAGTTCTAGAATGTGTGTAGCCTTTGTTCTGATATTTGCTATATAGAAGCCACTGGCCACCTTGCTTATACTGAACACCCAACTCATGAAGTTTCTTATTCATCGTTGGGGCTCCAAGTCCGTAATCTTTAGCAATCTGAGAAATCAATACTAATGACTTGCTCTGAAGGATCTGATCATAATAATCAGCCTTTGGCTTTAATTCATTTAGCTGCTGATCCTTCATCTTGTTTTCAAGTTCTAGTTTCTCATTTGTCTGAAGAAGCGCTTGAACTTGCTTTCTTGAATATTCAAGAGCCCTGTTCATGACAGTTTCTGGACTATTCCACTTTCTTTCAAGTTCTAGGAAGTACTGTCTGATCTGTTTACCCTTCTCACTTCTTTGGATCATTGCAATTTCTTTTGCCATATCTAGAGTGATTTGATAATCTTGAAGTTCTTGATGAGCTTGGGTGTTAAAAACTTTACGCCCTAAATAATCAACGTTTTCTTGAAATCCATATTGGTTCATACGTTCAAACCAATTCCCAAATCTTTCAGTAACTTCTAAAAACTTATGAAGTTCTCTTGCTGACAGTGTGATTCTGTCACTGTCATAATTAACTCTTAATAATTCGTTCATTTCTTTTTTCTCCTTTCTTGAATGTGCATTGTGAATGAACATTTTGATTAAAAAAAATTATTCTAAGATAATGTCTTCAACTTTTACGTTACAGGCAAGTGCTATCTTAATAATTTCTTTAGCTAACCAATTTCTTTTACCTTGTTCCTTTTTGGCGTAGGTATCTGGATTCATTCCGACGAATTTAGCGAATTGGACTTGGTTCATATTCATTCCGACTCGCAATTGTTTAATTGTATATCCCATCGTTTCCTCCTTTCTTGTTCATCTACAATGCACATAATACATCATCAACTGTCCATTGTCAATGCACATCGTATATTTTTCATGTTATTTGTACAATTTGAATGCACATGCGTAGAGTTTTTTGCTATAATATTATCAGAAAGGTGGTGAAACAAATGAGTGATATTGATGTTAGAATTGGAAGGAAACTCCAAAAAATAAGAGAATCTAAAAATCTATCACTTAATGATGTTGGACTAAAAGTAGGCAAAGCAAGAAATACTATTCATGCATATGAAAAAGGGAAAATATCAATAAGTGTAGATGCCTTGAATTCTATTTGTAATGTATTAGATTGTTGTTTTGTGGATGTATTGAATGAAATCGTGCAAGATATAAAAAGAGAAGAAAAATAAAATACGGTCATTTTCAGTCATAAAAATGGTCGCAAACACTTGTAATTAAAAAAGGAGAAGGGAAAAATGAAAGAAAAGAAAATGACATGGCAGAAGATACTGCTTATTATATTTTTTTGGCCATTCGCTATTATTTATTATGCTGGTAAGTATCTAATTAAATTTTATAAGTCTAGCAAGTTTTCAGTAAAGCAGAAAGTTATATATACTATTATCGGTGTATGTGTGCTTTCATTTTTCGGCGGTATTTCAGAATCATTAAAAAATCCGGAAATAAAAAAAGTAACAATATCAGACATAACCCTATATAAGGGAACAACAAAAAAAATAAAGTCTAAAATAACACCTGATAAGGTAGTAGTTAAAAACATTGAATATACTAGCTATGACCCTAATATCATTTCTATCAGTGGTAAAGGAAATATTGAAGCAAAAAATGAAGGTGCCACTACCGTTGTATGTAAAGTAACTGATGATAATGAAAAAACTGTCAAATCAAACAAATTTAAAGTAATTGTTGAACTTACAGAAGAGCAAAAAGAAGAACTGAGAAAAAAAGCTGAAGAAGAAGCATTAAAGGCAGAACAGGAACTTCAACAAAAGAGAAATTCGCTCTCAATAGACGAAGCAATCCGAATAAAGGATGAATGTGAACAGATTGTCAATCAGATTCTTAAGGCACCAGGATCTGCAAAATATCCAGGGGCTTGGTATGATCCTCTAAACGGATGGGGAATGAATAAAGTGAATAACCTTGTAACAGTATCATCATACGTTGATGCTCAGAATAGTTTTAGCGCAAATTTAAGAACTTATTTTGTTATGCAGTTTAGAATGAACGATGACGGAAGCGGAAGCCTATCATATTTTAAATTTGGTAATCAGGTAGTTACTGGTTCTTATAGTAATTAAGATGTGGGTTTAAAAAGCATTGATAAAATCTTATTTGATGTATATAATGATAAGGAACAGAAATGACTGCACCTGATGCGGTTGGTAAAGCTCCTTATCAAAAGATAGGGAGCTTTTGCTTTATGCAAATAAAAAAACACCCTAGTTGGCGCTAGGGTGCAACAGTGATATTGGCGTATCACTCATATAAAAGAAACTATCACATAAAGTCCTTTTACGTGTTTAATTATATCACGATTGACACGTTCAAGGCAAATTACAACTGAAAGGACGTGTCATATTATGCCTAGAAACTCTAGATTTAGACGTAGACCCAACAACACCGGAACCGTAGTCAAATTATCGGGCAAGAGAAGAAACCCCTACTGTGCTCGTGTAATGAGTGATGAAAGAGATATAATAACAGGCAAGAAGAAGCAGATATGCATTGGAACATTCTCAACTCGTGAAGAAGCATTGAATGCCTTATCTATTTACTCATTAAAGAGATCAAGCAGCATAACAAATGAAGAAGCTAGAAACCTTGCCCCTGATCTGTTTGAAAAGATACAGGAAAAGACACAAAAGAGAGTGCCAACGTTTAAGGAAATATTTACTATCATAGACAATGAAACCTTCAGCAAGCGAACCGAAAAAGGACATAAAAACATCCTAAATGCTTTTAGCCACCTTGATAGGCTGTCAAATATGCCTGTCAATATAATCACATTAAGAGATATGCAGAACATATTTGATGAAATGTGTAGTGGTGTAAGTGTGCAGAGAGATATGAAGTACATCTGTGTCAAAGTCTTCGAGTATGCAGTGATGCACAAATATATCAGTAGAGATGATGATTATTCTACTTATATAAAAATAAAGAACCTTCCTAAGTCAACAATGCATAAAGCCTTTACACTTGATGAAATAAAGAAACTCAAAAAACTAGATACACCAGAAGCGCATATAATGCTCATTTATATATATACAGGGTGTAGGCTTTCCGAACTCCTCTCACTTGATAGAAAACAGATACACATAGATGAGCCTTGCAACGACGATGGAGTAGAAAGAAGAATCAGTTATATCATTACTGGTTCTAAGACTGAAGCCGGAAGAAACAGAATCATTCCGATTCATGAAGGAATCAAGCAGTATGTCATTGATGAACTGATTAATAAGAAAGAAAGACTATTTGATTCAAAAAGAACATGGTTTTATATGACCGTACTCTATGCCCTCAATGATCAGCTAGGCATGAACCACAAGATGCATGATACAAGAGATACTTTTGCTTCTCTTTGTCAGCTTTACAACGTTGACATTTACATCAGAAAGAAAGTACTAGGGCATAAGCTTAATGATATCACCTTTGATATCTATACCAATGCCTCAAAAAATAAATTGTGGACAGAGATAAATAAGATTAAATTTTGA